CAGCCTATTGCATTATTTAAATCTGCTACTGTTGAGCATTTTATTACAAATCAAACGAATGGAAATGTATTTGTTGATCTTTATGATATTGTATCAAAGGATGATCAAGGTCTTGGAGCTGAGATATCAACTCAGCAAGAGATTACAACCCCATTAGAGGCTTTTGATAATGGCTTAGCTCAAAATGGTCTTAATGAGTTTCCTGAGTTAGCTGGTACGGCATTTACGTATCCTGGATCTACAACTATGGGTGTTACTCCAACTATGTCTCAAATTTTTAAAACACAATTTAAAATTTTAAAGAAAACAACTCTTTGTTTAGGATCTGGTGAAACTGTTCAACATTCTTCTGTTCATAAGCCTAATTATAAATTTGATTATGCAAAGACTCGTGGTGAAGGACTAACCGCTGAAACTCTTGAAGAAGCTTATGTTAGAGGTTTAACATGCTTTACAATGGCTATTATTCATGGTCAACCATGTGATCTTGATGCTGATGGAACTGTAGGTTTAACAATTCCTGAAATTAATTGGACATCTAATGTAGTATATCGAAGTACTGCATTTCCTGCTTCTAAAACTACAAATGCTAATTTTAGTGGTGGTGTTACTAGTTTGGCTTCTGGTGTGTTGTTTACACAAACTACTGAGGCTACGAATCAACCGTCTTAATATAACAACGTGGTATTTGAAAAAACATATGGCTAGCAACCCCCACAACCCCGAAGGGGTTGAGGGTTATAGCCATATGTATACTCTCTCCCCGTATGCCCGCGGCGAAGCCGAGCATACGCAAAGAGTATATTTATAAGCTGATAAGCGGATAAGCCCATGTGGCCCGAAGGGCCACGGGGTAGAGATAGGAGATAAGTACAAAAGGTACGCACCTGCGGCGGTACCTTTCGCACGTTATCTCTTTTCTAACTCACGATAGTTCCAGAACATTATTACCTGGAACTATTGTGTCTGTGTTTCTTGTATGGGTTTAACCCTAAAGAAATATAATGAAAGACATAATTAAAAAATACCGAAATTTTTGCTTCACTATGAATAACTACGAGGATACAGTCCTTGTAGATAGTATTGCTTGCAAGTATATAGCTTATTCTAAAGAGGTGAGTTCTACAGGGACTCCACATCTTCAAGGCTTTATTTGTTTTGAGAATGCGACTTCGCTCGGATCTGTCATAACTAAGATGCCTGGGTGTCATATTTCCACCATGAATGGCTCATTGAGACAAAATGAATTGTATTGTTCTAAGGAGAACGATTTAATTGAACGTGGTGTGAAACCTTTATCTAATGATGATAAGGGGCGTTGTAACCAATTGCGTTATAAGCGTGCCTATGATAATGCTAAAATAGGTAATTTTGATTCTATCGATGCTGATATGATGACTCGACATTATAATACGTATAAACGTATTCATATTGATTATCATATTAAACCAGCTCCATTGCCTGAAGTAACAGGGTTATGGATCCATGGACCTGCTGGTGTTGGTAAGTCAAATTGGGTGTTTAAGACTTATCCAGATCACTATATTAAATCTCGTAACCAGTGGTGGCAGAGTTATCAACTTGAAGATGTTGTTTGTTTGGATGATTTAGGTTACACCGATTCTGCCAAATTGATTTCTTACTTGAAAGACTGGGGTGGCCAGTATCCATTTCAAGCAGAAACTAAAGGAGGATCGATGCAAATAAGACCAAAGCTCTTTATTGTTACCTCTCAATACTCTATTGAGAATCTGTATCGTGGAGATGCAGATACAATTGCAGCTTTGAAACGTCGATTTACGATTATGCCTATGGATTTTAATAATGTATGTGAATGATAATAAACTGTTATGCCTATTGCCCGTCGTTATCGTAAACCTTATAATGCTAAGCCTTATGGTAAGAAGGCTGCTTATAAGAAGAAATCATCGTATAAGAAGAAGACTCGATCTAAACGACCTGTGGTTAAGGTGGCAAAGGTGGATGCCCCTAAGAAGATTGCTACTTCTCATTGGAAGTCTACAGGCGGTGAGTTGCTTGGTAAGCCTAAACCTATGAAAGGTGAGGCTATTTCAACTTCTATTTTTACTAAAACTAGTACTGGTCGTATTAAAGGAACTGATGGTGGAGCTGGTCAAGTAGCTGCTCTTATGACTGCTGTATATCCTCGTACGGATATTATGGCTATTAAAAATTCATTATCTACTTATGCTAATTTAAACGGCGCTGATGGTTCATTTAATATGATTTATAATCAGCCTATTGCATTATTTAAATCTGCTACTGTTGAGCATTTTATTACAAATCAAACGAATGGAAATGTATTTGTTGATCTTTATGATATTGTATCAAAGGATGATCAAGGTCTTGGAGCTG